AGAACCGATAGAAGATTGGGCCAGCGAACGATTGTTTCCGGACTCTCGCGCTGGCAACGTTGCCATCACAGAGACTACCAATGCAGTGACGATCGGCGAGGCAACCGTAGTAGAAACCATGCGGGAGCTTGGCGTTGGCGTTACGGCTCGTTGGTACACGAAGCGGGACGAAAGAGTATGCCCAGTGTGTGGGCCACTGCATGAGACGGGGCCAGCGAACTGGGCTGATGACTTCGCGATGGGGCCACCTGCCCACCCTCGATGCCGATGCTACCTACTGTATTTTTTGGGTGAGCAATAGCCAGTTAAGATTTCTCGCATGAGCAAGTTCATTCGAGAATCTCAAAGCGGATACGAACGCATCGACAAGGATGCAGGGATCATCTACGGGGTGAAGGTCTTAGGGCCTCAGTCCCGTAATGGTCGCGTTTATGAGGCTGAGGCAATCGCCAACGCCTTACCGCTTTACGAAGGGGTCTCGGTGAATCTCAATCACCAACGTATCGAGCCGAAGTCTCAAGTACAGCAAGACCGACGGATAGAGGATCGATGGGGCGTTCTCAAGAATGCACGCCTCAAGGATGGATCGATCTACGCCGACCTTCATTACCTCAAAACACATCCGACAACCCCGCAGCTTATCGAAGCAGCCGAGCGGTTTCCGGAAACGTTTGGCCTGTCCCACGATGCAGCTGGGGACGAGCAGGTAATCGACGGTAAGCGCCGGGTGTTCGAACTGCTTGACGTTCAGTCGGTCGATGTCGTTACAGATCCAGCAACCAACAACGGACTTTTCGAGAGCCAAGAGCGAGTCATGAAAAAGAAATTCAAAGCGATTGTCGAATCCTGTGAAGCCGAAATGCGTCCTCCGATGGAAGGCATGATGAAAGCCTATCCTGAGCTTCAGGAAATGGACGTTGAGTACGGCGACGACGAAGGTGACAACGGCATCGGGCAAGCCTTCAAAATGGCGATGATGAAGGTGCTCGACGATTCGACGCTCGATACCGCTGGCAAGTTGGCCAAGATTAAGGCGATCATGATGGCCAAAGAACAGGCCGATGCTGCGATGGGCTCGGGCATGACCGAGGAAGAAATGGCCAAGAAGAAAGCCATGGAAGAATCAGAAAAACGCAACGTTGCGAATCTCTGCGAATCGCTGACCAAGGAAGTAGAATCGCTCAAGAGCGAGCTTCAAAACAACAAGTGCAAAACGCTGCTTGTTGAATCGAACATCGAGCCAACGGCGCTGCGAATCAAGGCTCTGCTTCCGCTGAATCAAGCCGATCGAATTGAGCTTGCTAAGACCTGGAAGCCTGGCAACGTTGCCACCGGAAAGCGTCCAGAGCGTACCGGATCGGTGATGCACGAATCCGGCTCGGGAGCGTATCCCGCAGACTTCAAAGAATTTTCGAGGATGCTCGGCTAGTTGCCCTGCTATCAGTTTCGTTTCGGTTACTCAACCTACTAAGAGGATGATGAAAAATGAAGGGTTTACTTGTTCCTGATGCAGCCTTGAAGCTCCCAAAGACCTTCGGCGTTACGGATCATTTTGCCGGTTTGAACTCGGCGATTTGGACTTCGACCCTGACCGATAGCGGTACGGCTGCGGTCGGTGATGAAGTCGGTGGAGTGCTTACGCTCAGTCCATCGGACGGAACCGCCGCCGACAACGACGAAGCCTACGTCGCGACGAAAGAGCTTTTTAAGATCGCAGCCGGGAAGCCGATCAGCTTCGAGGCTCTTTGCCAGTTCAGCCAAGCAGCTACCAACGCTGCAAACGTTTACGCTGGCCTGATGGATGGCGTTGCAGCGAATGCCTTGCAAGACTCCGGCGCGGGGCCAAAGTCGAGCTTTAGCGGTGCTGGATTCTTCGCCAAGGACGGATCGACTCTTTGGAACGTGATCTACTCCGACGGATCAACCCAAACCATCGCTGAACTATCGGCCACGAACAGCCTCAACAAGCATGCGAACACGGCAGCTTCGGCAGCCTTTCAGCTTTTGGAAATCGACATCATTCCCAAGACTTCGAGCTTGGTTGATGTGATTTTCAAGATCAACGGATCCACCGTGTACAAGATGCTCGATCGTACTTATGCCAACGCTACCGAAACCTCGGCAATGCTTGGAGCAAAGAACGGAACAGCAGCACAGCAAGCCGTCAAGTTCGATGGCGTTGCTTGCAACCAAGCAGTCTAGTTTTCAGTCCTCGGAGTTGAGGACGACAGGTTTTTACAAGGGAATTTAGGGATTTAGAACCATGGCAATTGTCAACATGAAAACCCGTCGTCACCAAGAACTGCGACGGTTGTGCGAAGCGGCTCAACGCGATAACGCTTTCCAGCGTTTCGTGAGCGACTTCCAAGAGATGCTCAAGCAGGATGCAAACGATCTTGCGTCCCGTTGGTCGATTCGAGAATTGTTCGAGCAGTTCGTACCCGATGGGCGCGAGGCTGTGAACATGCTCCGTCCTTCTTCGATGGGTGGATTCCAGATCCAAGAATCCGCAGAGCTTGTCGATACTTCGATGTTCGCAAACATCAGCGGACAGATCATGTACACGGCAACCCTGCAAGGGTTCAACGCTCCGGGACTGATCGGTGATCAGCTTGTCGAGGTCATCCAGACACAGTTCTCCGGGGAGCGAATCCCTGGTGTCGGTCGCTTGGGTGATGACCTTGATGTGGTCAACGAGGGCCAAGAGTACCCAAACGCAGTGTTGGGCGAAGAATGGATCGATACGCCTGAGACGATCAAGCGAGGTTTGATTCTCAACGTTACCCGCGAGGCGATCTACTTCGATCGAACCGGGGTTCTTCTGCAGGAGTGCGGACGAACCGGACAGCGCGTAGGGGTCAACCGCGAAAAGCGGATCCTTGACGTAGCGCTTGGAATCTCGACGGTTTACCGCCGAAACGGTGCTGCAGCCGTGGCAACGTACCAAGCGGACAACACGGTCACCAACACGCTGGCCGATTGGACTTCGTTCGATACGGCTCAGCAAAAGTTCAACGGCATGGTTGACCCGATCACCGGCGAACCGATCAGCGTCGAAATCGATACGGTAGTCGTTCCGAAGGCTCTTGAGAATTTGGCAAACCGGATCGTCAATGCGTCGATGACCCGCCAAGGAACCAACAGCGGAAACAACCAGACCTACGTCAACGGAAACAGCGTTGCCGGTGCTCCGAGGATTCTGTCCGGTCAGTATGTCAAGCAACGAACCAACAGCGATTCGACTTGGTTCGCAGGACGACCGAAGGAAAGCTTCGTCTACATGCAGAACTGGCCTTTGACGGTCACGCAGTCGGACGAAAACAGCGAAGTCGGATTCACCCGAGATATTGTTGTTCGATACAAGGCCTCCGAGCGTGGGGCCGCTGGTGTTCGCGAACGCTTGACGATGGTCAAGAATACCTAGTTCTCAGTCTCGTCTGGTCGATTGAGGGATGGAAGCCGCCTGGGGAAACCTGGGCGGTTTTTTTGTGTCTGTAGCGAACGCTCTTTTTTGTTGCTAGAATTTCGCAACGTTGCGTTTATTCATCCCTCGAAACGGAGTATTGCAGAGGGCCAAAGATGGCAAAGACGAAGCGACAATGGACGAACGACTCAAGCGACTCGAAGCGGCTGAGGCAGCCCTCAAAGAGCGCGAGAAGGCGGTCGAGAAACAAGAAGAAGCTTTAGCGGCTCAAAAGGATTCCGGTGCCCAGCGACCCATCAGGCCATCGGAGGCTGTGACTGTTGGCGAAGGGTATAAATTCCATGTTGGGCCGATTGCAGCCAACACAGGGCTCCCGACCAAGGAAATCGATTGCTGTGACGAGTCCGAGGCCCTACGGTGGTACGTTGCCACGACCGGACACCCTAAGAATCCAACCAAACAGGTTGACCCGGTGTCGTACCCGTTGTGGGTCAAATGCGTTGATACAAGGCGCGAGGAGAACCGAAAAATCAGCCTGCGAATCGCCATGATCCGAGCCAAGTCTGAACGTGGAAACGCTTTGACACAAGAGGAAGAATCGATCCTCGATGCAGCCGAAGCCGAGCGTCTTGGCCTCTAGGTGAGCATGGCTCGACTAGGATAACTCTAAGGGGTGCGGCATGAGTTTTCTTGACGATCTAAAGACGAGACGAGAGACGGTAGCGGCTCAACTTGCAGCGATGACTCTAACGAGCGTCGGAGGTAAGCCGAATGCGAATACGGCTGACGGTGGGACTACGGTTGACCATGTTGGATTTCGCAAGTCACTTCTAGAGGAACTCAAGATGCTCGACGAAGCAATCCTTCGTGAAGCAGACGTACAGGCCGCACTTGATAACGAAGATGGCTCTTGGGAAATTGAATCACAGGTGTACACATGAGGCAGGATATTCTTTCGGTTACGATCGCTGACGGACAAAGCACGAGCAGCGAAGTCACGATCCCAGAGGGCCAGAGCCTCGTAGCGATCAGCCTCAACGATGATGGATTCGACGGTGCAAACGTTGGCTACGAAATCAACTTCGATGGCACGAATTGGCTGACGGTTTATCAGGCCGATTCGACCACAGCGCACACGACTTTGCTGAGTTCGACCAAGCGTTATGTCCCGGTGAACTCGGCAATCTTTTTAGCCTCGGCGCGAGGGTACGACAACAAGCTAAGGCTCAAGGCAGCATCGAACCAAACCGGTGCGATTACGATCAATCTTCACTTCCGACAGATCAGGTAGGATACCGTGATAGAAAAAAGCAGCATTGATAATTTCGTTAATCGATTTCTTGAGGCGTTTCTTGGGATTCTTTTCGGTCTAATAGTTGGCTTGATTTTCGGTTACTTTGCGTTTTCGGGTGGCAACGTTGCCAGCCAGGATCAATTTGAACAGGCGAAATTGAAGGCCCTTGAACTCGAGTATCTCGAAGGTCGTGTGAAGTCGCTTGAGGAAAAAGCCAGCAAAGCGATCCAACAAAAGCCAAGCGGTCAGGCTCAACAAGCAGTCCAAGCCGAATCGAAAGAGATCACGATTTTCACGATACCGAACTGCCCACCGTGTGAGAATTGGAAGTCGATCGAGTGGCAACGTTTCCAGCAAGCAGGCTGGAAAGTGATGCTTTGCGAGCCACCGAATCACGGCTATAGCAGGGCACCTACATTTGAGATTCAGCGGGGATCTAGGAGATCAACGCACGTTGGTTATCTGTCACTTGAAGCAGCAGAACGGATAGGACTATGACGGTCTTTTGTGCTTACCTCGGATGGTTTTTAGTTTCGTTGGCAGTGGCGGATTTCATCGCCGGTGTATTTCATTGGTGGGAGGATCGATACCTAACAGCAGATACTCCGTTTTTGCTCGGGGTGCTCATCGGTGGGCCGAACAAGGAGCATCACAAAGACCCGTTAGGACTTACGCGCGGGACGTACTGGAATCGCAATTGGACGACGATCGTACCTTCGATGGTTCCGATGATCGCTTGTCTTTGCATCCCTGCATGGCGTGACGGTTGGCTGACTTTTGCGCTGCTGAGTCAAGCCAACGAGGTACATGCCTGGGCACACTCGAAAGGCAAATGCAATCGATTTATTGAGTTGCTACAGGAAATAGGCTTGGTGCAAAATGCCAAGCATCACGGAGGGCATCACAAAGCACCGTTTGAAGTACGGTACTGCGTGATGACGAATTGGCTGAATCCAGTGTTGGACGCTGTTGGATTTTGGCGAGGTTGCGAAAATCTTATTGCTCTAACGGGAATTAAAGTTGTAGCATGAACTACGAACCACTGATTGAAGAATTGCGGAAGCCTCAATATCTTGGCACGAGCGACCAACAAGCGGCGGACTTGATAAACGTGCTGACGGTCACGGTCAAGCGATTAGTGCCTGTGGTCGAGGTCAAGCAGTGGGCTATTGAGGAGGCTGTTTACGCTTCGATTATACTTGGACAAGAATCATCCGACGAACGGATCAAGAAGCTTTGCATATCGATCGTTGGTTGGATCGACGACGTTGGCGGACGAGTGCAAAATGCAGACCTCGACAAGCAAGCAGCGATCGACATGATGCAGGGGTTATTTTCGTTTGGCATTGCAACGCAAGCCCAGATCGAACGGCTCAAGTCGCTTCGTTGGAAAACGATCAATTGGACGGAATCGGTAGGCTGGTCGCATGTTGAGCCTGGACACATACAATCAGCAAGGAGCATGATGCAAAATGGCATTGCCTGATAGCTTTAAGGTTTCGCAAGGTACGGCGATTGTTTGGGGTGAAGCAGGGGCCAGCGGTGTGACTCACACGCTTTCGTTTGATGCGCTTGGCAATGGGTCGGCGATTCAAGGAGCATCGGCTGACTTAGGTGCTGATTGGGATCGAGACTATGCGGTATACATCACCATCGAAACAGGTACGGCTCCCACGGCGGGGAATACTGTCGATCTGTACCTTATCAATTCCCGCGATGGTTCTGAGTGGCCTGCCAAGGTCACTGGAATTGCTGGTTCGTATACGCTAGGCACTTCCGATGCCAACCTGCGGCAAGCAGGGCCAGCGGTAACATCGCTAGTGGCAACGGCTGATGCAAATACGGTTCTTATTCAGGCTCCGGTTGTTTGGAGACCTATCGGGCGGTACGTCGCTCCGATTGCGGATAACAATTTAGGGGTGGCTGTTAGGGACGAAACAACGGCAACCGATAACGCTTCGCGGGTCATCCTGGTACCTTTGATTGATAAGGTGATCGAGTAGT